AACAACATGTCAGCAATTCATTATGAAGATGCAGAGAAGCGTGGATACTTTAAACTAGACTTGTTGAATGTACATGTATACTCACAGGTGCGTGATGAAAAACATTTGATTGAATTGATGTATGAACCTGAATGGCCTAAACTAAATGATAGAGTATTTGTTGAGAAGTTAATACACTTAGCCAATCATTATCAGAGTATTCAGAAGATGCCTGAACCTGTCAATAGTATTCCTAGACTAGCAATGTTCTTAGCATTGATTCGTCCTGCTAAAAAACATCTAATCGGTAAGAGTTGGAAAGAAGTGAGTCAAACTATATGGGATCGTGAGAATGACGGGTATAGTTTTAAAAAGAGTCACGCTATCGCTTATGCACAATTGGTCGTTGTGCATATGAACTTACTCACAACATCCGCTTCACAAGCGTAATACTACGGCGTTTGGTCCTACGTTTATGTAGTTCACTTATACTACACGTAGGACCATGTATTACAGACAGACTTTTATTATTGAAAGTCCTTAAATAGGGCTTGAATATAATCCATTCTTCCTTTAAGAATAGATTGATGGGGATTAATCTATTAGATTCCCACCACCAAACATCCCCTAATTCTAAGAATTTATCCTTAACTACGGGGTCGATTATAGCACCGTAATCATAGATTGTGGTGACTATATCATCTCTATTCTGTACTATTCCAACATAATCTTGGTTGGCGTATGAACATATAGTGATGAACGGGTGGTTTTCAGTTAGTTTCTGGAAGAATTCGTTTTGAATCATTGTTATTGTATTGACCGAAATATTTATCATCGGGTTGCCAGGCAATATATTTTGATAAATATCATTATGTACTCAACACAAGTATTCGTTTATACCCAACGTCAAATCGTTATTCTTTTATCAGGAAATTCCCCTAGGAGTTATATGCCTCAGTATGCCAAGCCACTCACTCTACACAAAGGTGTAGATAATCAAATTCAATTTCAGTTCCTTAATCAGGAGCAGAAACCTGTCGATATCACAGGAAAAGAAATCTCTTGCAGAATATTAAATGCAACAGGTACTACGGTCCTTATTAGAAAAGCACTTACTATTCAATTAGGTGCGACAGGTATTGCCGCATTGATGTTAAACCCAGGAGAGCTACAAGAAATTGAAGCACAGAAATGCTATTACACTTTAGAGATTCCTGTAGGCACATTTGATTACCCTGTATTCGTAGACCAAAACGCAGGTGGACGAGGTGACATGAATATTGTTAATAGCATATTACCTAGCTTTGTTCCTAGTGATGAAATAACTATCCCGACAGGTCAAGGTTATCCTAACCCAGATTGGTATTCAAACGACGGATCATATGTACCTGATTCTAACTCAGTCGTATATTATACTAGTGTTTATACCACAAGTAATAATCCTAGTCTAACCTTGCAAGCCACATATACTGACTTCTATGGTAATGTATTGATTGAAGGTTCTACTATTGGTAATACAGATTGGTATCCAATTAGTACAATATATAGTTATAATGAAATAACAGACACATTCCATTATAATGTAAATGGATATCACCCATTCATACGTATGGGATTCGTAAGCAATGCGGGTGTAGTAACCAACATATTGGCAAGATAAGTGTTGATTGTATGACACATTTGTGTTATACTATCTAAATGTTTGATATCCTATCAATAATTCCCGGTAAGAAAAAACTCACCCAAGGTGGCTGGCAAAGCTTTAATGCTGTGTGCTGCCATCATCGTGGTCACAAGACCGACACCCGTAGTCGAGGTGGTGTAATCTTTGACGGGCAAACTAATTGGTCATATCATTGTTTTAATTGTGGGTTCAAGTGTGGCTTTACATTAGGTAAAAGTTTAACAAAGAACCTAAGGCAATTACTAACTTGGTGTGGTGTTGATGATACACAAATTAGTAAGTGGAGTTTAGAAAGTTTACAACAAAAAGATATATTAGACTTTACTCAACCTAAAAAGAAATCTAAGATTAAGTTTGATGAACACAAGTTGCCTGAAGATGCAGAACTACTTGATAAAAATAATCCATTACACAAAATATATGCAGACTATCTGCAAGCGAGGGGTATAAGTAGTAATGAATATCCTTTCATGGTCACTCCCAACGAATCAAGTCGCATGGGAAATCGCATCATCATCCCCTATACATACAAAAACAAGATTGTTGGTCACACAAGTAGGTTCTTAGACAATAAGATTCCGAAATATATCAACGAACAACAACCTGGTTATGTATTCGGTTATGATTTTCAACAACCTAATCAAAGTGTTTGTATACTAGTCGAAGGCATCTTTGATGCATTGAGTCTAGGTGCTTGTGCGTTAACTCATAATACGATTAACGATGACCAAGCAGAACTACTAGCACAACTTAACAGACAAATCATTTTCGTTCCCGACCGTGATAAAACAGGATTTGACTCCTGTGAGAGGGCTATTCAATTAGGCTATAGCGTCAGCATCCCATATTGGGACAGTGACGTAAAAGATGTTAATGATGCCATTGTAAAATATGGCAGACTACCTACATTACTCAGTATATTACAGTCTGCTACAATGAGCAAAATTAAAATAGAAATACAAAGGAAAAAAATTGGGAAACAAAACGGATTCTAAAAAGCAAATTGATTATACACCAGAAGTACAAAAACTATTTTTACGAATGATGATGACTAACGCTGAGTTATATACTCGGGTTATGAACATTATGAACAGTGAAAACTTTGATAAAAGTTTGCGACCAGTCGCAGATATGTTCAAAGAACACACAGATAGATATAAAGTTTTACCTGATGTAACTCAGATTAAAGCAATGACAGGGGTAGATATTGAACCTATACCTGATTTAAGTGATGGACACAATGAATGGTTCTTTGATGCGTTTGAATCATTTACTAAACGACAAGAACTAGAAAGGGCTATTCTTAAAGCGGCAGACTTACTTGAGAAGGGTGACTTTAGTCCTGTAGAGAAACTAATTAAAGATGCAGTACAGATTAGTTTGCAACGAGATATGGGTACAGATTACTTCTTTGATCCTAAAGGTCGCATTAACAAATACTTCAATGCAGGTGGTCAAGTTAGTACAGGCTGGCCCCAGATGGATCGTATCTTATATGGTGGCATGAGTCGAGGTGAACTCAACATTTTTGCAGGTGGTTCAGGTTCAGGTAAGTCATTAGTTATGATGAACATTGCATTGAACTGGTTACAAGCAGGGATGAGCGGAGTCTACATTACACTTGAATTGAGTGAGGAACTTACATCGTTGCGTACTGATGCTATGTTAACACAGATGGGCACAAAGTCAATTCGTAAAGACATTGATACAACCGATCTTAAAGTTAGGATGGTAGGTAAGAAGTCTGGTAAGTATCGTGTTAAAGGATTGCCTGCACAAAGTAATGTAAATGACATTCGTGCTTACTTAAAAGAAGTACAAATTCAAACAGGCATTAAGATTGACTTTGTGATGGTTGACTACTTAGACTTGGTTATGCCTGTCTCTGTTAAAGTTAATCCTAACGACCAGTTCATCAAAGACAAGTATGTTGCAGAAGAATTGCGTAACTTAGCTAAAGAGATGGGAATCTTATTAGTGACAGCTTCACAATTGAATCGTAGTGCTGTTGACGAAATTGAGTTTGACCATAGTCACATTGCAGGTGGTATCAGTAAGATTAATACAGCAGATAATGTGTTCGGTATCTTTACAAGTCGTAGTATGCGTGAACGTGGCAAGTATCAAATTCAATGTATGAAGTCACGTAGTTCAACAGGTGTAGGTATGAAAATTGACCTAGACTATGATATTGAAACAATGCGTATTAGTGACAGCGATCCTGATGGGTATGCGGATCAGCAAGCAAAGTACAGGCCTGCACCTAGTCCGACTGACATTATGAATCAAGTAAAAGCACAATCTACACTAGTTTCTACAGAACCTATCATTGACCAAGCTACTGGGGAAATACTAGAACCACTGAACAAGAAGGTCGTAGTAGACGTTCAGGGTTCAAAACTCAAAAATTTACTCAACAGTTTGAAGAAATAAGACTAAATACTATATCATGCAAAAACAAACTCGCAGCCTTTTGGAAGAATTAGAGTCAATCGGTAATAACCGTGATACAAGTCACATTATTGAGAGCCGCGGCCATAACATCATTACTAGTGCAATTAATTTACTGGAAATGATTAATAGACATTATACGCCCGAACAGGCTGAGATCCTAGAGCGTAAGCTACTAAGTGCTATCAAAAGCAAGGATCAGAGTAGATTTGCAAAATCACTAAAGAAGAACAGTAAGAATGAGCCTATCTGAATCCCTAGCAGTATTAAAATCTAAGATTGATAAATTGTCCATTACAGAAGCTAAAGGACATTTAGACCATCCTGAAGATTTGATATTTTTAGACGGTACTCAGGGGGCAAGTCGTGCTGTTCAAGCAAGTGTTGATACAGTTAAAAATCCAGCGACCGTTACTATCAAGTGGGATGGATATCCTGCATTGATTTTTGGTCGAGGAACGAACGGTAAGTTTAGTATTATGGACAAACATATGTTCAATAAGAAAGACTTATCGGGTCGTCAAGTATTCAGTCCTGAGCAATTTGTTCAGTACGACCAAGCCCGTGGTGTTGACCGTAGTGGCTTGCATCAGTTAATTGCAGAAATCTGGCCTGGTCTTGAAAAGTCAGACAGAAGCAAGGGTTACTACTGGGGCGACTTATTATTCAGTCAGCCACTACAAGACCAAAACGGTATGTACAAGTTCAAAGCGAATCCTAACGGTATCGCATACACAGTTGAAGCTAACAGTGAAGTAGGACAATTATTTAAAGGTAAACAAGCTGCCATTGTTGTACATCAGTTCATTCCTCCAAATGCCGCTACTACAGACGAAGCTTCACCATTAGACGGTGGAATTGGTAGTTTAAAGAACAATAGCAATGTAGCTATCGTTCCTGCTAAGATGCCTATTACTCCTAAACTAAAGATAAGCAGTAAATTAGTTAACAAAGCACAATCTGATATTAAGAAGTATGGTCCTGCTGTGGATCAATTATTAACTACTGCTCCCCAAGCCGCAACGACATTCCGTGGGTTGTTTACAACCTATATCAATAAGAAAATTGTTGCAGGTGACTTGAATAACTTAGTAGACGGATTTATGGAATACTTTAATAGTCGCCCAATGACCGATGCAATGAAGGCAAAATTGACACAACATTTAGAAGCTAATAAAGCAGGACTAGTTGGTGCATTCACTATCTGGGCTAGCTTATACCAATTGAAAATGGCTATTGTAGATCAACTCAATAAAGCCGCAGAAGCAAGCCCTGTCAAAGGCTATTTACAAGACGGTACACAAACCCAAGAGGGTTTTGTCAGTAACGGACTCAAATTTGTAGATAGAATGGGCTTTAGTCGCCAAAATCTAGCCGCAAGATAAGCCCAAATCCTGGATTTTTTTGTACCAGGACTAAATAATAGTATGAATCTATATGATTCAAACTTTTTAAAGGAATTTTATTATGGCAGGCTTTACAAGAACACACGGCGATGCACAACCAGTATTCGCAATGGACGTACAAAACGGTCCAGTAGCACCATCTACTGCGGCTGACGGCACGACTACTAACTTTATCGGACCAGCTTTTGACTTCTTCGGTTTTGACTTAGGCGCCGCTCCTACAACACAATTAGGTGTTGACGAGATGGTTGCACAAGTTATGACTTCAATTGAGCAATTGTCTACAGTTATGATGTACTCTGTATCAGCTACAGCAAACGTTACAAACATGTCTGTTGCAGTTTATCCAGTTGGCGCATACACAGCG